TAACGGCAATAGAAGTAGTGCCATTGCTTGCGCTGTGTGTGTAGTATCCTGGTTCATCAACTGCGCTTGTCTCAGTGAGCACCGATGAACATATTTGCGTCATGGTGTTAGTACCCGAAGTAATACCAATATTTTCAATCTCATATCGAATAGGCAGGTTAGCGGTTGTCATGTAAGTGCTCGCCACCAGGTTTGCATTGTGGAAATTGTGAAAATTGATTACTTGGCCATTGTATTCGACATTACATCTCACGGTTCCAACTCCAAGCCATTGTACATCAATCATTAGAATTTGCGCTTTGGTAACGTCGAGAGTAACTCCACTCGGTCCAGTCCCGTCTAGTCTATCATCTGACCAGTTTGCTTGATTGACTACAGTGTCAACCACTGATCCTGTGCCACTAGAGCGTAAAACAACACTCAAGGCAGTTCCTGATTGTTGCAAAAAGATCCCGTTTAGATTGTCAAAATAACCAACACGTTTTCTGCAATTGGTTGCACCTGTACCAAAGGTGAATGTCATAATTGCTTCAAGTGACTTGCCTGGAGCATATCGTTGATATTGTCTTAGTTGACGGTAAACCTTTGCACCGCTAGCAGTTCCACCCGTTGACAGTGTAACCGTTGAGGTGTTTGGGTTGTGAGTGATTGCACCTGTACCACCAAGAGTTGTAGACCAGATCAAGGAACCTTCGTTGTACTGGTTTTGGTAGTCAAATTGTGTTAGTGGACTAGATACCCTAAGCCGTCCAAATGCGTCATGGCTTGCACCGCTTGCAATACTAGAATCAATAACAGTGAAATTACCCATTTATTACCTCATGTTAATAAACATTACCACACGGTATTTGAGGTGTCCATATGATCATGAAACTTTTGGAGAAACGTTTCGTCGATGGTTGGTGGTCCAGGTGGTTCAGGCCCTTCGGGTAGTGATTTATGAGCAACCTCGCCATAGCTCCACAGTTCACGGAAAGGATAAAGCACAGCGTCCATCATGTCAGGGTGGAATGATTCATCGTCAATTTTACGTACAATAGTCCCGTCAATTTCTCGTGTCCAAATGGTTTGATCGGTTTCAAGATGAAACGGGCCACCCCTAGGAATCATTAATTGACCGGAGTTTACCACATCCTGAAGTAGTTCGATGCCAAGCTTTTTATCTCGTTTGTAAGCTCTTTCAATGGGCAGGCCATAGACCTCATGAAGCATCGAAGCGGTTTTCTTTTCATCGCCTTCATGACCATAACGAAGTGTTGCGGTTTCAGCGTAAATCCGTAGTGAATGATCACGTGCCGGTACATTGGCCCGCACCCAGGCCATACCATCCCGGATTGCATGCACCAGCTCTTCCATGGTTTCACGACGTGCTTTATGTTCGAATATTAACCATACCAGCTTTTCCTCGGGAACATAGGCAAAAATGGCGAAAGCATCGGCGTCCTGGTAACCCAGGTCAAGCCCAGCCGTGAAGCGTAGTACACCTTGACGTGTCCTCGCCCATTCAATGAACGCAGGCCAATCATAAAGACCCGTTGGATTGAATACTTTCAAACCCGTTGTATTCGTGTACTCACCTAGAAAGAACCTTTCCCTTGCATTTCCAACCAACGAAGCCAGTTCAGCTTCAATGTAATCTTCCGGAAGATTTACGCTGTTATCCTGTGGATTCATTTGAAGCGCCCCGTATGATTCGGGATTAACCAAGGGCAGGCGAGACTCAGGGTGTACTGAGTCAAACCACAGGCGATATGTCCAATGGTTTGTTGAGGTTGGGTTTAAGTCGCATATGAAACGATTCTTGAACTTCATGACCTTTTGAGACAATCGGGTCTTGAGAGTGTTAACAGTTCCCCATGGAATATCCTGTGATTCGTTAATGTAAATCACCGCATACTCTTGACCTAAGATCTTGTCTACACGTTCCTTATCATCTAGCCCCGTGCAAATGATTGTTGACCCATTAAACAAGGTAACTGTCATTGACTGTTCATTGCTCTCGTAATCCTCGCCGGGGTGTAGGTCCATTGCTACCAGTACCATTGGCAGTGTGATTTTCCAAATGCTTGCCCTGACATCCGTAGCATAACGACGAGCTATTAAAATGCGAGCTCCATCGACTTTGAGTGCAATGGTAATGAGTGCATCGATAGTTAGAAACGTCTTCCCCGATCTTGAGCCACCATATAAAAGCGTGTTTTTTTTGGTGAGTATCAGTTTAAACGCCTCTTCCTGCTTAGCTGTTAGTACTATCGGTTTCATCATCGATTAATTTAGCTATACCAGAAATCATGATTGGCCTTCGGTCGACAATATCAGCCGTGATCGATTGATGGGGTGTCCCTTCCATTCTGTCGGTAATGTATTTTTGAGCTAACACGTCACCTTCGGCAGCCTTACCCCACATTACACGGGCTAAATGTTCATTCCTTGTCATGCCATCTTCTAATTCTTCCATGCCAATCATCTCGAGCATTTCTGTAATTGGCTTTTTCTTTCTTCCCCCCGGATTTCCGGATTTACCTTTTACAAACGGCATAAATTCCCCTTTCAAATATTGATATATATTGCTGTCAATATATAGAGTTTTACCAATTAAACAACCACTTTAAAAAGAAAAAGCCAATTGAAAACCAGGAAGCTAATATTATAACTCCTGCTATATTCTTACTCATGTGGGTCCTTCCATTATCATTTAATTTTCCCCATTACTAGAAGGATGAAACGGATTGTTAATCGGCGTTATATTGCTGTCAATATATAGAGTATTACCAATTAAACAACCACTTTAAAATAAAATATCCAACCACCCAAGGCAACAATATTTTAGCTATTTGAAACGCACAAGCTAGTAACCAAAAAAGTATAATTACAAACCAGCTAGTACTATTGTCTTTTTGTTCTTCACTCATTTAATTTTCCCCCCATATTAAAACAACACTAATCATTAACCCAATAAAAAAAGGTAAAAATACTATGATCATTAGTAAGTTTATAAACAGTTCCATACCACCACCACAGATTCGTTTTAATCGCTCCATTGTCTTAAACGTCTCTACATATCAAAAACTTAAATCGATCAATCCTAGATACCACCACACTTCTCAAAACGAATAAGACAACCACACATCAAAGGCATTGAATTGGTTACATGGTAACCCAAACCTTCCATCATAAAAACAAACTTAGTATCACCAGGTTGAACTAGCAATGTCAGAACCTTTCTCAAAGTATCAATTTTCATTTTGTTTCCCTCTCTAACATCATACTATCATAGTTACAGTCTACTGTCAATAGAAACTTTTTACAACCTAACTCAACCGTGAATGAAGAATCCGGGATCAACCAGGCACCGCTCCCCGGATAATGTGAACACCTCTCCCGTAAGCTACAATCACAGGCCCCTTGCTTTGGCCTAGTTCGATCAATACCCATCCCCATACATCTCATATTTTTTCATACTTAACGTAATCAGTTTCTAAAACTTTACAAATCGCCTTTAGGAGTCCAGGGTTTTCATTCACCAAAATATAAAAATCCTTGTTTATTAAAAACCCGACCTGACCAACAACAAAACACACATTCAGGTTGTTCATAGTTTCGCTCTTTATGAGCGAGCAAGTTTTTATGTTTATGAATACACCGCATGAAGAAACCTTTTTGTATATCTCGGTAGTTTCAAAAGTATCAACATACCTAAAACCACTAGCATGTGAGGGGAACGTCCATTTTTTCATAATCAATACCTCCGTGTTTTGTATACCAACCATTTTTCACAATAACCTCGAAATTGGCCCATAACATCCTTGGTATACAAATGGGATATGTTATACATATACCCATTTTTGTATACCAGGAATTATGCCTTATCGACCTGGTATACAAGGTTGTATACCAGGTGTATACCATGTATACCTAGACACTATTTTTAAGCTTAAAACTCCAAGTTTTATCAATAATATAAAATCCAGAATCTCTATATTCTACCAGTCCAGCATCAACTAATTTCTTTGCATAGTACCGATCAGCCGAAGGTTTTACGTGTTGTTTTGAGCTACTTTCGCTCATACCATCTCGTTCAATTAGGTGAGTTATCCAAGCATCTTTGGAGACAAAAGGCTTACTATCTTTGATCTCACAGCCTGAGTCATACCATGCACCGGATAAGCTTTTCATTGGTGCCTCGACCTTATTATTGCTACTTTTTACCTCTTCCCCCGGTACAGCCACACATGTGCTTGAATCACTCCCAAACTTAGAAACACCCATGACAACTACTTCCAAATTAAAGGAAATAACTTGTCCTTTTGAGGCTAACTCACGCTGTTTGGTTATGGTTGCAAATCGGTTTCCATCTTGCTCTACTACTTCAATTTCTGTCTCTATGTGTGCTCTTATGCCAGACCATCCTCTAGCCCCTTTGGCGGTGTCTTTACCGTTATGGTGAATAATTACCATTGCCGCCCCGGTCTTGGCTGTAACCATGCTGAAACGTTCCATAACAGGCCCCATGTCTTCACCGCTGTTTTCATTTGCACCGGCTGACATTCTCGCCAAGGTATCAGCGAAAATTGCTTTAACCTTTTGGCCTTTCATGCGTTCGATGTGGTCGACTAGCTTGATAACGTCCATTGCATCGCCCTGGTTTGTGTAGAAATTAAGAGGCATAGGGACCATTGCTAGATTGCTCAAACCAAAACCATGATGTTTTTTTAGGGCTTGCATGCGACATTTTATTGAACCTGGAGACTCACAGGCTAGGTATACCACCAATCCTTGATCTACTTGTTTGCCGTAGATTTCCTTTCCTTCACTTAGGGAAGCGGCCAAGCTTAATGCAAAGAATGTTTTACCACTGTTTGAATCGCCATATATAACCGTCATTGAATTAGCTACGATTAGATCTTGTATTACCTCGTCAGGTGCTTCGTATTCATCCGATAATTCATCTCCAAAGATTACTTGCATCTTGTCGATGATTGTTGCATCGGCTTGTAATAGCTGGATTATATTGCCACCGCTTAGCTTATAATCATTTACATCGCCTAGTACGGGTGGAACGATTACGCTTGCTCTATGGTTTGATGCTGCTTGATTGGCATGGTTCTCGCCGACTTTACTTTCATCGTTATCTGCTACAATGACGATTTCTATATTTGGATATTTAGATCGTATATCACCAACTACAGGGTCGAGATTGTTGGCTGAGTAAGCAATGATCGTACAAATACCTGTAGTTTCGTATATAGTTGAACCTGTGGCGTATCCTTCAGCAACAAATACTTTATCGGATATCTCGCCGAGCTTGCAGCACTTACCGCCGGTACTTCCACCATACTGGAATCGTTTGTTGCCTTCATGGTCGATGTACTGTAGAGACCACAGAGTTCCATTGATGTCCATTAGAGGAACAATTAGACGGCCATCATTAGATATTCTAGATATTCCAGCTCTAATACCTTTCCGTTTGAGATATGGATGATCGGGCGAAGCTCCTTTGGATGATTCCCATATTCGGTTTACCTCTTCCGCTGATCGAATATTTCTGGTAAGCTTAGCCTGTTGTGCTTTTTCCTTTGCTTCTAAGATGCGACGAAAAGATATCTCCTTTTCGTCGTCGCTTAGGGCTCTATTTGTTTTAGCCGTCCATGTCATGTTAATGTTAGACCGCCAACATCCAAAGGCTCCGCTTGCTAGAACCCCATCATAGGCAACATACCAACCACTATCATCCTTACCGTTGCGTGTACTAAATCTGTGAATTTCACCATCTAATATAATTTCTGTCGGAGGGGTTAATCCTTGCGACATGATAGCATTTATTAATTGTTGTTCTGGTTTTTCGTCAGAAAATGCAGATTGAAACTCTATTAGATTGCCCATTATTTTCCCTTAGATTCAAGATATTTTGAGAGCTTAACTAGTGTGTTATAGGTAGGATTGTTTTCCTTACCGTTAATTATGCACCTCAAAGTATTATAGTGTAACCCAAGATCTCTAGAAACGTACAAAATTGTTTCGCCAACTAATCCAGCTCTGATTTCTTCTAAGTCTTTAATCATGTTCACCTCTTATTGACAGTTTATTGTATATGGGTTATAATGTCAACAGAAAGAGAGAGGTTGATAATGGCTGAATTTTATTTTAATTATGATCCACCCATGCTTGGATGGAATGAATCAGAGATTGTATCAGCGGATATAAAGACAGGCAAAGACTTGTACTGTAAGTACTTATGTATTGGCTTTATGATAACCACAGGACAAACGGTTTACCACAATATTATACTTAAGCACCACAATTCATTCGCTGAAAGTATGGGGTATAACGAGCTTAAGAACATTATTGATATATTCGGCGGTGCTATTGACGACACGTCGATGATGATAGGGAAGAGACTTAGTGTCAATGTAATTAAAGATGGTGATTTTTTAGCCATAAAGACGCTACGAAAATGATTGAATTAAGAGACTATCAAAAGCAAACTATCAAAGATTTATTTGATTATATCAGGGACAACCCAGGCAAGAATCCATGTGTTAGCATACCTACGGGGGGTGGAAAATCGGTAATTATAGCCGAGATTGTCAGGCGTGCTAAGAATAAAAAAGTATTAATGCTGACTCATGTTAAAGAATTGATACAACAAAACGCCGATAAATTGCACGCACTAGATCCGACAATTCCACTGTCTATATTTTCGGCTGGACTTAAGTCTAAGAGCTTAATTAATAATGTTGTATACGCTGGTATACAGTCGGTATACAAAAAAGCAAAACAGATTGGACACATTGACGCTGTGATTGTTGACGAGTGTCACTTGATATCACATAAGGGTGAAGGTACATATCATAAGCTTTTAGATGAACTTAAATCGATTAATCCTAAAATGATTATTATCGGGTTCACAGCTTCCCCGTACCGGCTAGGTCATGGCTACATTTATGAGGATGATGCGCTGTTCGATGATATCATTGAAGGCGCAACAATCCAGCAATTACAACATCTTGGTTTCTTGGCTAAGTTACACAGTAAGTTTACCAAGACACATTTTGATTTATCTAATGTCCATAAACGGGGCGGTGATTGGGTTGAGTCTGAGCTTCAGGAAGCTTGCGACGATCCACTGACTAACCAAGAAATAGTTAAAGAGATTATTGCTAAATCTCAGGATAGAAAATCTATATTAATATTTTGTACTGGTATCGAACACGCCGAAAATATTAAGAATGAGATGATTCGGCAAGGTGTTACTACTGAATGTGTAACTGGGTTGACCGATTCCGATGATCGGGATTGGATGCTCAATGCTTTTAAAGATGGACGTATTAGAGCTATTACCAATGTAGGAGTACTTACTACAGGTTTTGATCATCCTAATCTGGATTGTATTGCACTACTTAGGCCGACTATGAGTCCTGGATTGTATCTTCAAATGGTTGGTCGGGGTTTTAGGATTAAAGAACACACCGATCATTGTAAGATTCTAGACTTTGCTGGATTGGTTTCTCTTCATGGACCTGTAACCGCTATCCGGCCACCAAAGAAGAAAGGCGGTAAAGGTGAAGGGCCACCGCCATGTAAGAATTGTCCTGAGTGTGGAGAGATCTTGCCAGTGCAAGCTACAGAATGTAGTGCATGTGGCTACATTTTCAAAGCTCCAGACCCAAATTCAGCCTTATACCTACATGACGACGACATCATGGGTAATCATGAAACAAAGTTTGTGGTTTATAACTGGTTATGGAGACTAGAGACATCCAAGGCCGGATATAAACAGATAGTCACTTATTATTATGATAATAGAGGGAAAATTCATAAAGAATATTTTGGGATTGAACATCCAAAAACCAGCCGACGTGCTAAATGGAAATTAGCCAATTTAGGAGAGTCATATAATATGATAATTGATCCAATGTCTCACGAACACATGAAAATTCTATCAAACAAGACCCCCCCTAAATGTTTAATTCTAGAACCTAATGGAGATTTTAAGAAGATTAAGGAGCTTCATTGGCATGAGTGAAGATAAAATCCAACATGAGATTGTAATGTGGTTGCAAGATCAAAAGATTTATTTCTTTTCTGTTCCTAATGAGGGGGCCGGTAAAGATGCTGTGATACGAATGACTAGACTTAAGGCTATGGGCTTAAGACCCGGGACATCGGACCTAGTTCTAGTTCTTCCTAATCGGGTTGTATTCGTGGAAGTGAAAACCGATACAGGCATTCAGTCCAAACTTCAAAAGGTATTCCAAGAGCGTGTCACCGCTTTGGGTCATGAATATCTACTAGTAAGGAGCTTGAAAGATCTAGTTGACAACCTTGTCATATAATAGTACAATGTTATCAGTCACTCTGAAGAGTCTAGAAGGACGAAACTGCAATCGGTCAACTGGGGGGCGATTGTAGTCAGTGGTTATAAGGAGAGAGATATGAATTTTAATATGGCATCGTTGATGTCACCGACAGTCCGGCCCATTATCATGACGATAGTAGGTGACGGAGGAATGGGTAAAACTACATTGGGGTCATTATTCCCTGATCCGGTTTTTATTCGAGTGGAGGATGGAACACAGGCAATTAGTCACATGAAAAATGTTGCTTTGTTTCCAGTAGCTAAAAGCACCTCAAATATTATTGAGGCCATCGAGTCATTGAGAAAAGAGAAACATGAGTTTAAAACTCTTGTTATCGATTCAATCACTCAAATGGATGTCATGATCCAAGCGGAAATTGTAGCAGCCGATCCAAAAGCTAAAAGCATTAATGCCGCAGGCGGAGGATATGGGGCTGGATTTCAAATGGTATCAGCTCAGCATCGGATCATTAGAGAGTTGTGTGGAATGTTATCTGAAGAGCGAGAGATGAATATTGTATTTCTTGCCCATAGCACAGTCGAAACGGTTGACTCTCCAGACAGTGAGAGCTACATGCGAGGAACTATCCGCATGAATGCGAAATCTGTTGGTCATTATTCGGACAATGTGGACTTGGTTGGATTTATCAAGCTTACCACTTATGTAAGTGGAGAAGATAAAAAACGAGCTATTGGCGACGGCTCCCGTGTCATTGCCTGTTATCCTACACCATCGCACATATCCAAGAATCGATTCGGTATCACTTCAGACATTCCATACGTACTTGACGGCAATAATCCGTTTGCTCAATTCCTAGGGGGGAAATAATGGCATCAATTAACATCGACTTAAACAACATTGAACCTCTTGCAGACTTTGGTTTAATTCCAGTTGGTTTCTACACTGCAATGATTATCGACTCTGAGATTAAACTTTCTAAATCAGGTGGTAAGTACATTAATTTTAAGGTCCAGATTGTGGACGGTCAATACAAAAATCGCCTTATTTGGTCTATGGTTACTACTGAGAATGATAATATTCAAGCTGTGAACATTGGAAAGCAAACCTTGATCAGTATCATGAATGCGGTCGGAGTGTTGCCACCATTAAAAGACACAGCGCAACTACACAACAAGCCGATTGTTATCAAGGTTACACAAAGAACTGATCCTGTTTATGGTGACAAGAACGAAATCAAGGGGTGGTCGAAAATCGAATCGGCTACATTACCTCCGGTAAGTTTCTCCAAACCAGTTGAAACCGTTGCAACATGGAAGAAGCCAGTATTAGAAGACGATGACGAGGCACCATTTTAAGTAATATTTAAAGTCCGGACTTTGCGAAGGTTTCAATTGCATGACCTTTCTAAAGCCGGATACTTTAGCCCCTTCCTTCCGTTGGCTGGTAGGGGTTTTTTTAAAGGAGTTTTAAATGAGTAATTTCGAGTTTATACTTACGATTTTGTGTTTTTGTTTGATAGTCGTTGCAGTGATTTCGTGGTATGTGGCATGGAAGGATGGGGGGATATAATGCTAGATAAATGGGGCAAAGACTTGCCAACACCTTACGATATAAAACGAGATCATAAAACTGAAATGTGGAAGTTTAGAAAAAAGATCTTATTTTTTCCGATAGTGATTGCTACATATAAAGATTTTGCCTCAGCTAATCTTAGATTAAGAATTGAAGATGAAATCTATTACAGAGATTTAGGACGGTTTGAATGAATACTATCCGTCAATTCCGTGAAAGCTATGAGGTCAAAACCGTTACAGGAATGAACCAAAGAGAGTTTGCAAAAATGGTCGGACTCACACCATCTCAACTATCTAGTATCGAGAACGGTAGGGTTCCTTCAATCGATGAAGCTTTAGCAATCGGAGTTGATTACAAAACTGTTAGACAATATAGGGAATCATTAGAGGTGGTAAGGACTAGATGTCTTACTCAAACAGAGTTTGCAAAGATGGCTGGAATCTCAATGAGGACTCTTATACGTCTAGAGAACGGAGAAAAGCCGTCTTTTAGTACTTTACAGAAAATCGAAAAGGCTTTTGGTAAAAGTATACAAACCATATTGCCAGAGATTTTCGCATAAAAAAACCGCTACATTCCGGCATCAAGTCGGCAAGCGGTTAAAAGCGTAGAATCCTAGTTTTATTTTGTGGTTCTTGCTTTTGAGTTTATTATAAACCCGGGGGGGCTTATGCGCAACTTTTTTCGCTACTACGCTTTAACCATATTTTCAATTATTTTGATCGGGCTGTTATACGCTATATCGGGTGGTCTGTAGTGACTGAACCCCAGGCAACAATAGCGCAAGTTATAAAGCTTCACGGTAAGCCCCCAAGCAAGGAATGGCTTGCAAAGTATATTAAGATTACAGAGCAACAAGCCGAGAAAGAGCTTGCGGATTATGCAAAGACAATTGAAAAGCCCGTTGAAGTCCAAAAAACAACAGATAAAATCCACGAACTACCAATAAAGACCATTAAAATCCTAGCGGTTGCATTGGCTGTTATTGCCTTTGTTCGTGCAATGTTTTATGCATTTGGTTGGTTTCATAATGGCGATGATTACATCTTGTCATGGCTCATGAGTACCCTGGTAGTCGGGATGACTACGCTTGTCCCGATGCTAGGGGTTATGCTCTATCGTGGTAAAAAATACTGGTTAGCAACAGGGACTTTTACACTGGCCGTTGTAATTATGGTGTTTTCAATGGCGATGACTGTCGCAGGGATCTATAACGATCGAACGGTCAAAACTCAGACACAAGACGCAAAACTCCAGGCAGAACTGAAAAGCCGTGGTATCTATTCGGACTTGATCAAACAAGAGGGAATATTAACGGGGGAGTATAATGAGGCTTCAGCCCTCTCTAAAAAGCTGAACGCCGACCTACTCAAAAGCACTGATAAAAACTACTGGTCAATTAAATGGCAAGCCGACCAGGCAACCAAAAAGACTGAGAAAATCAGGGACCAACTGACTGCAATCATTGCACAGAAAAAAGATCAAAACTTTTCAACCGCTCCCCGGCTAGACTTTATTGATTGGTTATCATCAACACTAGGTTGGTCCAGGGACCTGGTCGAGCTAATCCTTGCAATAATACCGGCCCTAATAATTGACCTTGTTGCCCCTATCCTTTTATATGTTGTTGTGTTCTTATAACTTCCTATTGACAACATTGGCAACTAACTGTATACTGTTAATAGATAGGGGGACAGAATGAACTTCGAGGACGAAATAACAGTTTACAACAAGCCGTACGAAATGAAATGGGAGGCTGAGTTTATCCCAGCTTTCCGAGGCGACGGATACAACAGAGCAAACGATGCAGGATATGAACTTGATGTCGCATCCATTAGACACAGTTTATTTGGTACTTGGCACGAGTTGCCCCCAGTTACACAAGAGTCGTTTGAAGAGATGGTTGCAGAAATGAACCGTTTAATGGAGAAAACACTGGAGAGTGAACCATGCGAGTAGAATGTCCAGAATGTAAAATTACTTTCCCGATCCGTCGGGAATTACACGTAACCTTAAAGTTTACCGATGACGATCACACTGATTCGACAACTTGTCCAGAGTGTGGATATATTGCCAAAACCAAGACGGTTTTGACCTGGGAAGATCCTCATGAGTAAAGAAGAAAGATCAACACTATTTACTGCAATGGTCAACGCTATGATTGCCTATAAACTGGAATCAAAAGGCGAACCAGGAATGGACGATGCGATCCTATTAATGGCCATAGCTAATCGGGAAATCGAAAGAATGGAGAATCTTTTAAAGGATGATTTTAAATGAGAGACTTCGACGCTCTAGAAAAAGAAATTGAAGACACCCGGAGAAAATATGAAATTGCCCTAGAGATGCTCAGAAACAATCTACCCGAAGAGCAAGAACTCTATATTACAGGTCACAGGTGGATAGGTACAGTAGTCAGGGATGGTAACAAATATCAATTTAGACCATCTATCCAGGGAGTTGAAAGACTAATTGATCATATGGAATACCCGGTGTTTATCATGGAGGAAACTGATCATGTTTTATCGTGACAGAACGGCCGAAGAATTAAACTCGAGCAAGATTACTTTTAACGGTTATTTACTGCCAATGGGAGTACGAATCAATGACACCTATGTCAAGGCTAGTAACTCAACGCCATTAAAGAAGTACAACCCAAAAGACTTTGAACCTGAGGATAAGGCCAAGCGCAAAACAACCAAGGAAGTTATCCTATTAGACATCCAAACCGGTTTGGAGGAATACTTCGACGCAGTTAAAGACGCCTCAGAGATGCACGGTTGGTGCGTTAACAAAGCACTTCAAAGGCCCTGGTTTCCGATACAAAACAAAATACACAGGCAGTACCTTTGCAGATATGCAACCGATCCAGCACCAACGAAAGAACAATTGCACGATGCCGGGGTATGGTTACGTGCTAACAAGTGGAGGTTTAAAAAGAGACTCTAAATTCTTAAAACACCGATTTAAGAAAGTAGCCCCCTAAAACACCAATAATCGAAGCCCCTACAATGTAAAATATCGTGTCATTGTTTGAGGCTATCAATGAGGCTCTTAGCTTCTTTAATGAGCTCTCGGTCTCGTTTTGCAAGGTCAATTGATCGCTCAATTCCTTCGCTTGCAGCTCGATTTTCTCCAATGCTGAGTTTAACCTTTTCTCCGAGCTCAGTATTAAGCTGTTGGCTTCTGCGAGTTGAAGCTGTAGCATCTCGTTGTCTTGCTCTAATTGCGTCAAGATCTGTGACAACCGCTCCAGTTTTTGGGTTGTTCCTAGGTCTAAAGTAAAAAGCGACAACGGCAACAAAAGAAGCAACAATCCCCAGAATGATTTTCCAAGCATTTTTCATTTCCTTGCATCCAATAAGTTTTGAACTGTAACCAGTCCCCAAAATATACCACCGGCTATTAGAAGCACAACCCCTGGTGCAATTTTTGCGATAACTTCACCGGCTTGAAATTGGGACACAACAATTAAACCAGTACCAATAAAGACTAAAAGAGTCCCTAATGCACGCCGCCAACTGATCGAACCGTCTGCTGAGTGGATTGCAGTTTTCTTGCTTTTTGCTCTTCGTTCTTCCATATTACACGCTCCTAAAGATTCTTTTGGATACTAATTTATAAGGCCCCATATCATGCGCCGTTAACGGATCAAACAAGACACCGCCTTTACCGTCACCAAGCACAAAATGAGTATGTCCAGGTTTCTCAAACATTAATATTTCATACTCGCCAGCATTTGTTGTGTAATTAGATGGCATCTTGCCTAGGAAATCCAGCTCTTTTCCGAATATCTTGGTAAGCCCTTCAGGGTTCAAAACCGTGGTTTCCCCATCGACTACACCTTTTCCAATTGCCTCAACCAATTTTAAAACAATCCAGTGTTCCTGTTGTTTTACACCGGTTATTTTTTCCACCAAGTTATAAATTGACATAAAATAACAGCCCCATTTTTTAATAGGGTTGATTAGATCGGAATCTTGTTTTAACACGGTACCCCCAAAGATCAATTGATCTACTATCTCTTTGCAAATTATGGCTTTAAGATCATTATAGCCAGTGTTGCTAGACTCAGTAATGACGTTATCGTAAACGGCAACCAAAGATTTTGCCCATCTTTTCGTTGTTTAAGTGCTTCAAGGATTGAATCAAGTTTAGCATCGCTTCTTATCCCCTCTTTTTCCAAAAGATTAACCCTCTCAGTTAGGGTAAAAACGTCATGGGCCATCTTCTCAAATAGCTCTATAGCCTCCTCAAGGCTTTTCTCTCGTGACACGTCTACCCCCCTTCGCCGCCTTAATTTCCTTCACTAGTATCATTCCAGCCTGTACCGTTACTTCTAACAAATGCTTCTTTTCAATAATTTCCTTTTGTAAAACTTTCATTTCTAGAGCATCAAATGCCTTTGCCTTTTCAACAAAATGCTTAACAACCAAATATTGGACCCATGTAAGAGCAAGACAAAAACATATTAATAATATCGAGTTTCTCCAAGACTGCCCACCTATAGTATAAATCGAAAATATCGAAATCACATATATAATTGTTTTTGTCCAAAATGCTTTATCTAAAAAACCGTATGTATAAGCCAATATATATGAACAACTGAATATAATGATTGTTATCTGAGTTGATCCGAATAAAACCGTGACAACTCCAGCCATTGCAATCATTGCAACCTGTAGTAGTGCCATTACCCAGTGATCAATCAATGCGGTTGCTATTAAAACCGCTGTAATTATTGCCAGGTATACTACAAACCCTTCAAACTTACCTTCTAAAAGCCAGGAAAAAAGGACGATTGCAGAAAAGCCCCCTAAAATTCCCCCTATATATCGTTGCGTTTCCATGATACTCCCCCCGGAATATGCTATACTCTCTAAATCTCCCCTGCAATCATTGCGATTACAGGCCCCGGTAGTTTAGCTACCGGCTATCTCAGCCAATCTTATTCTAGCAGCTTGCCTCTGTTGTTTTATGTTATCTGGTATCTCAGTCCCAAACTCTGCCCGGTCTAGTATGTATTGTTGAGTGTCAGCAAGAACCTTTTGAAGCGTTTCTTTTTCTTTTTTTAGCAACTTCACCTGATTGT